CGCCAAAGCGCTTGATAGATACAGCGCACGACAAGCCAATTCGCCCCATTCATTCCACTTTTTGAAGGAAAGCCATCATGGCCATCAACAACCCGTTTCTCAATCCCGCCTTCTCCATGGCATCGCTGACAGCCGCGATCAACCTGCTGCCCAACCGCTACGACCGACTCGACCAGTTGGGTTTGTTTCCCGCCAAACCTGTGCGCACACGCACCATCGTGCTCGAAGAAAAGGCCGGTGTGCTCAATTTGCTGCCCAGTCTGCCGCCCGGTTCACCTGGCACGGTGGGAATCCGAGGCAAACGCACGCTGCGTAGCTTTGTGATCCCCCACATCCCGCACGACGATGTAGTGCTGCCGGAAGAAGTCTCCGGGCTGCGCGCCTTTGGTACCGAAAATGAGTTTGCCTCCATTGCCGCGGTGCTGGCGGAGCACCTGGACAACATGCGTAACAAACACGCTGCCACATTGGAATACCTGCGCATGGGCGCTTTGAAGGGTATCGTGCTTGATGCTGATGGCCAGGTTTTGGTTGATCTTTATGCGAAATTCAAGATTTCGGCAGCATTAATCAACTTTGAGCTCAACATCGACACGACCGAAGTGCTGGCAAAGTGTCTCGAACTCAAGCGCTATATGGGCATGAACTTGCAGGGCGAGCGCATGAGCGGCGTCCACTGTCTCGTGTCTTCTGAGTTCTTTACCAAACTGGTCACCCATAAAAAGGTAAAGGAGGCCTATGCGTTGTGGAATCAAGGCGAAGCCCTGCGCACCGACATGCGAAATGGCTTTGTTTTTGGTGGCATCACCTTTGAGGAATATGCCGGAGAGGCCAGCGTCCCTGATGGTCTGGGCGGCTGGTCAATCCAACGCTACATTGCACCAGGCGAAGGTCACGCGTTCCCGCTGGGCACGATTGACACCTTTGCCACCTACTTTGCACCGGCTGACTTCAACGAGACGGTCAACACGATGGGCCAGCCCATCTATGCCAAGCAGGCACCGCGCCACTTTGAGCGTGGCACCGACCTGCACACCCAGAGCAACCCGCTGCCCCTGTGCCAGCGTCCAGCACTGCTGGTGCGCTTGACTGCGGCGTGATCGGGGACGTCGCATGACCACCTTGGTAGAAAAGCTCTACCGCGCCGCTGCCAACGTCGGGTTTCTCAAGACCTGCGTCTGGCAACCCGGCGATGGCGGTGCTGTCCAGTGCCACTCGGTGGGGTTTGTCGCACCTGACAAGGACGTGCTCTCGGGCCTGGGGCTCAGCACCGACTATGAGATGACCTACCCGAACTCCTGCTTTGTCGGTCTCAAAACCCGCGAGGTGGTGCAAATCGAAGGTGTCGCGTATCAGGTGCGAGAAGTCATGGCCGTGGGCGATGGCTCTGAGGTGCGCGCCAAACTGATGCGGGTGTGACCACCATGGCAGTCAATTCCATTCGAGAACAAATCCTGCAAGCAATCGTCTCAGTACTGACACCGGTGGCTACCGATCAGGCTGCCACCGTGTGGCGCACGCCCAGTGTGGCCATCACGCGGGAGCAGTGCCCATCCTTGGTGGTGTTTCCTGAGAGTGAGTCACTGGCAGAGCGTGCCAACGACCGGGTCACCCGCGAGTTGACGGTGCGCATCACTGCGCTGGCGCGTGCCGTGCCACCGGTCATCCCAGAAACCCAGGCTGATGCCTTGCTCTGCGCAGCGCATGCCGCGCTGATGCTTGACATCAACCTGGGTGGCCTGGCGCTCGGCATTCGGGAAGTCGAGTCCGAGTGGGAAGTGGATGACGCTGATGGCGTTGCCGCCAGCACATCTGCACGCTACCAGATCACCTACCGCACCCTGATTGCTGACATTTCCATTCAAGCCTGAATCACTTTTTCATTTTTCTGTTTATTCAATTCCACTTTTAAGGATATCAAACCATGAGTACCTATGCATCATTCCAGGGCCGTGTTTACCTCGGCAAACGCGACGTTGAAGGCAACCCCATCGAGGTTCGCTCGCCCGGCAACGTGGCTGAGTTGAAACTCTCGCTCAAAACCGACGTGCTGGAGCACTACGAGAGCCAGACTGGCCAGCGCACGCTCGATCACCGCATGGTCAAGCAAAAGTCGGCCACGGTGAATCTGACCATTGAAGAGTTCACCAAAGAGAACTTGGCTCTCGCGCTGTACGGCAACTATGTGGTCGGCACACCCGGCACCGTGGCCAACGAGCCTTTGGCAGGCAGCACACCTCTGGTCGGTGAACGCTATTTCCTGGCTCACCCCAAGGTGGCCAGCCTGGTGATTGAGGACAGTAGCGCCACACCGGCCACACTGGTCGAAGGGGTGGACTACACCGTCGACAAGGACTTCGGCGCAATCCAGTTGCTGCGTCTGAACGATGGAGGCACACCTGCCGTGGCCTACGCCGCGCCCTTGAAAGCCAGCTACGCCTTTGGTGTCACGACAGATATCGGCATCTTCACGCAACCCCTGCCGGAGCGTTTCCTTCGGCTGGAGGGCATTAACACAGCCGACGGAAATGCCCGAGTGCTGGTGGAGTTGTACCGGGTGGCGTTCGATCCCTTGAAGGAAATCTCGTTCATCTCTAACGAATACAACAAGTTTGAAATGGAGGGCTCGCTGCTGGCCGACTCCAGCAAGCCTTTCGATGCAACGCTGGGCCAATTTGGCCGAATCCAGCTTATTGGTTGAGCAACAGGAGATTCATCATGACCGATTTGGAAAAACTCATTCCCCAAGACACCTTGGTGCAAGTGGCGGGCGAAACCATTGCGATCTCACCTCTCAAAGTGGGCCAGTTGCCTGCCTTTTTGCGGGTGATCTCGCCGGTGATGGCGCAGTTGAGCCAACCCCAAATCAATTGGCTGGCGCTGTTTGGCGAACGTGGTGACGATTTGTTGAACGCCATCGGCATCGCAGTCAGAAAACCGCGCGAGTGGGTGGACGATCTGGCAGCGGACGAAGCCTTGCTGCTGGCAGCCAAGGTAATGGAGGTCAACGCTGATTTTTTTACCCGAACGGTGATGCCCAAACTCGACGGCCTGTTCAACCTAGGCCAGGGCATTCAGGCAGCCAGCACTGGTTCGACCTCACCCAGCGCCTGATCGCGCACGGCCACCGGCTGCCCGACATCCTGGACTACACGCTGGCGCAGTTGAAGGGTTTTGCAGCGGCCGTTGTGCGTTTGGACAGTGCGCGCGATGCCCAACTCCTGTCCCTGATCGCCATTGGCAGCAGGGGCGACGCCAAAAACCTCGATCAAACGCTTGAGCGCTTGAGCACAGCAGCACACCTTTCATGAAAATCTCCATCCGAATCGACAGCGCCGCCGCCCAAGCCCAACTGCGCCGCTGGGGTGGGGAGTTTCGCGACAAGGTCAAAAAATCAGTGGCAAAGGCCATGGCGAAGGAGGCTGTGGAGATCAAGCAAGACGTGCGCGAGCAGGTGGCGTCCCAACTGACAGTGGTCAAAAAGACCTTCCTCAAGGGCTTTTCTGCTTACGTGATCGACAAAGACCCCAGCCGGTTGCCTGCGCTCTACGTGGGCTCGCGCATCCCTTGGGTCGGCATGCACGAAAAAGGTGGTGTCATCTCGGCGAAGATGCTGATTCCCTTGCATGGCCGGGTTGGTCGCAAGCGTTTCAAGGCGCAAATTGCCGAACTCATGCGTGGTGGCAACGCCTACTTCATCAAAAACGCCAAGGGCAACGTGGTGCTGATGGCAGAAAACATCAAAGAGCACGACCGCCCCTTGGCTGGTTTCAAACGCCGGTATCGCAAAGCAGAAGGCATCAAGCGATTGAAGCGTGGTGCTGATATCCCGATTGCGGTGCTCGTTCCCCGCGTCATGCTCAAAAAGCGCCTTGATATCGAGCGACTGGTAGTCCGGCGCATCCCACGACTGGCCGCAAGCATCGAACAACAAATCCGCACAGTCGGCTAACTCTCAAATATCGCCTCAAATATTGAATTGACCCATGGCCAACAACCGTATCGCTGTTTTAGTCGCCCTTGAGGGTGCTGATCAGGGGCTCAAACGTGCCCTGAATTCGGCTCAGCAAAGCCTGGGCGAGTTAGCTGGCTCGGCAAAGACCGCTGGCGACAAGGCCGCGCGCGGCATGGCTGAGGTCAAAGCAGGCATGTCAGCGTTTGGTGACCAGGTGGCAACTGCCAAGACGCAATTGCTGGCTTTCCTGTCGATCAACTGGGCGGCAGGCAAAGTGCAGGAGATCGTCCAGATTGCCGATGCCTGGAACATGATGGGCGCACGCCTGAAGCTGGCAACCGCTGGTCAGAATGAGTTTGTCGTCGCGCAAAAGGCGCTGTTTGATATCGCCCAGCGCATTGGGGTGCCGATTCAGGAAGTCTCGACCTTGTACGGCAAGTTGCAGCAAGCGGTGCGCATGCTCGGTGGTGAACAGAAGGATGCCTTATCGCTTACCGAGAGCATCTCGCAGGCCTTGCGTCTGTCGGGTGCATCGGCTACAGAAGCTCAGTCGTCACTCTTGCAGTTCGGCCAGGCCTTGGCCTCGGGTGTGCTGCGCGGCGAGGAATTCAATTCCGTTGTCGAGAACAGTCCACGTCTGGCCAAAGCGCTGGCCGATGGTTTGAACGTGCCCATTGGTCGGCTGCGCAAGTTGGCCGAGGAGGGCAGGCTCACTGCTGACGTGGTGGTCAACGCCTTGATGAGCCAAAAGGACAAGCTTGCCTCTGAATATTCTCAATTGCCTGCGACGGTCAGCCAGGCGTTTCAGCGCCTGCAAAACGCCTTCGGCCAGTGGGTCTCGCAAGTGGATGCCGCCTCAGGCATCACCAAAAAGCTCGCTGATGGCCTGACCTGGCTCGCCACCAATCTCGACACGGTCATGCAGTGGCTCAAGAAAATCGCCGAGGTGGGTTTGGCGGTACTCATTTACCGGCTGCTGCCAGCGTTGGTCACTGCTTGGCAAACTG